CATCGCCGCAAGGTCGTTGAGGTTCGGCAGCGGAAACTCCGCAACCGCCTCGTTATCGACGACCAGCTTCACCACGCCACCGCGATGTTGAGGGTGAACCGCCCGAACTCGATGTGCAGGATGTGTCCTTGCCGCTCGCCCTTCCGGTCCTCGGTCTCGATCGAGCAGGGCCACCAGCGGATCACTTGCGCTTGCCCTTGCACATCTCGTCGATGAAGTTGGTCATCGCCTCGACCTGACGGGGTTCGAGTTTGCGAAGGACATCGCCAAAGCGGCTTTCGCAGTGGCTATACAGGACCGCAGCGAACTCGCGCTGCTCGCCCTTGGTGCCCGAATGCTCTTTCGCAGCTACCGTGCAGACAGCACCGGCAAGCGTCCGCAATGCGTCGGCCACGTTCTCCATGCCTTCACGGAGCTCGGTGGCAACGCCCATGCGGACACTCCAGGAATTTAGATGGCCCGCAGCCTCTTCGTGCGCTCGTAGTTCAGGGCACGGAACGCGGGGTCTGTTGCATACTTTTCACGCTGTTTAGCGCGCTTGCAGATCAGGCACGAACGCCTGCCCTTGGAATCAATCTGGAACTCGTGCCCTTCGGCGCACTTCCCGCCGTGGGCGACTTCCTTGCCGCGCAAGACGTTTATGGCGTTTGGGACCGGATCAAGGTGCGCCAAGTTCACGCACAGCTTGTTGCGGCAGACATGATCGACGACCAAATCGCCAATGTCGCCGTGCTCGATGATCCACAGCAGGCGATGGGCCTGCCATACTTTCCCGCCGAATGTCAGCTTTGCGTAGCCGGTGGCGTCCGTAGCGGGGATTTCGACGCAGCCGTTGGGTCGGCGCACCATCCTTGAGCGGAACTCAACCAGCCTCACGGCGACGTATTCGGCGTCTCCAAAGAACCGTGCGAAGTCCGCGTATTTGCGGCAATGTTTCATGCCTATTTTTAGCGGATTTCTGCGATTCTTGCAAGTTTTCCCGCAGGTTGCGCTTGTGTGCCCCGAATGCGGTACAGCGCTGGGCGACAGAGGCTTTGCTACGGGAGCGCGTCGTTCGGGCTTATGATCCGAGGTATCCGACGCGGAAACGAAAAACCCCCGCCGGTTAGGGCGAGGGTCTGCGTGACGAATCTGGCGTGGGCACAATTCCCACATTTCCATTTCGCATATCACGTTTGAACGTGTTTGTCAACCCGCGAAGTTGGGTCGCGGGAACCAAACGCAGGCCGATACGTTCAGTTCCATGTTCTTTCTCATTGTGCGCGGGCGTAGGTGTCGCAAACAGTGCGCGTGCTTGTGATCGGCGCCACCACCTTGCCCACCATAGCGAACGTTGTGGTCGTTTCGCGGTGCGATGCCACGCACGCCCACTCGCTCTTTTGGAGCGTCGCGAGTACCGGGCTGTCGTTAGCGGCGGCTGCACTAAACATCGCGTATGACGCGCCAGCGGATATGGGCAGGCCGATCAACCCAACGATAGACGCCCCCACCCAGCTATCTTCTGCCATCAATTTTATTAGCGCGCCGAAACCGCCGAAGATGCCAAGTGACAGCATGGCTGCTCCGATGTAAAACAATGCCGTCATCACGCCGCCCTCCTGCTCTCAACCACTCCGTCAACCAGCACCTTTAGCGCCGCAATCAGCGCGCCCAGTGTCGCCCGGTCCCCGATCTCTTCCATGTGGAACATCCGAGGGACTCTTCCCCGCTTCAGAAGCTCGGTTGACACCAGCCTCTCGACAAATCCCGCAGCACCGTCCGAATAGAGATAATCGACCACGACATGCTCAAGCACCTGTCTTTCGTAAGGAAGGCTTTTGAGGTCGTCAGCCCAGCGCTCGAAGCGAAGATCGGACCTGGTGTCGTCGTAGGATTGCTTGGCCCGATCCGACCTCTCGAACTCGCTGATCTTGGGCGCCTTGTCGTTGTGGCGCGTCCAGTAGAGCCGGCCGTAATCTCTCCCCGCGTCCCTCAGCAAACGATCGTCGAAGCCATGCCCGTCGAGGAAGTCCAAAGCCCATAACTGGCCGATGCCGTCCGCAACCTGGTCGGTCGCTTTCCCGCCCTTGATGCACATCGCATCGAACAGAGCAGTTCTTTCCCGGACACGATCATTGCCATAGTCCCTCATTGTGAGGAGCCTCCCCGTCTTTTCCGAGCGAGGTCCGGACTTACGCTTGCGTCCCATTGCTCCCTCCCTTTAGGCTGCCACTTTGATGTCGGCGAACAGGCCCGCCCGGTCCCTCATTCGCCGCTCGGCAATCGCGGCATATTCCGGGCTCATCTCACAACCGATGAAGCTGAACTGCTCGTCCTGCGCTGCGAGGCCAGTCGAACCCGAGCCCATGAACGGATCGAGCACAGTCCCGCCCTTTGGAGTGACGAGACGGATCAGCCAGCGCATCAGGGAAACGGGTTTCACAGTCGGATGATTGTTGCCCTCGCCGCGTTCTTCGGTTGTCGCTTTGGCGCAATAGAAAAAGCGAGCTGCGGAGCCGGAATCAACATAAGTCGGCCCACATGGGACCGGCGACCCCTTATCTGCCCCAATGTTCGCAAATCCGCCTGGGCGCGCGCCTCGCTCCTCACGCACATCCTTCGCACCGCCAGCCTCAGCCGGAAACCCCGCCACCACTTCATCGCTTCCGTCATGGCACAGATTGGCGGGCCAGCGGCCGAACTGCGACGGGACCTCCTCGCGTGTTGCTTCGCCCGTTCCTTCTCCCGGTCGAAAGCCAGCACCACCACGGATGCTCTTGCGGAGATGTGTGTTGTCCGCGAGGTTGCCGCCGTTCACCGTTTGGTGCGGTATGCGCGCTCCGTCTATGTTAAGCCCGCCAGTTCCCCATCGGAGAACATTTGCTGCAATCGACCTTTCACTAAGCGGCTTGCGGGCGAGACAAATCGGCTCGGTTGCGGGCTTTAGAGCAGTTCCCCAGCCTTCCCATTCACGGGCTGCGTCGGTTGCAGGAGCGGTGATGATGCCGACCGTTTCAGGCGCGCTTTTCGTGCATTGCGTGGCGTTGGTCGGGCGCTTGTTTTGTCGAGCAACAGCCGCCTCGTTTATGCCAACAACCTCACGCTCCGCACCCGCCGCCCTGTCTATCGCCTTGCTAATGTCGTGCGACTTCGGAAAGCCAGAGCCATAATGCCACGCGATCATGTCGCGGATTTCAAACCCCGCATCCTCGATCGCGACCGTCATTCGGTGATATGTGCGGGTTCCCGAGAACGCGACTAAGTGACCACCCGGCTTGAGAACGCGCCATACTTCCGCCCATGTCTCGGGCTGGAATGCGACATCGCCGCCGTCCCAGGTTTGGCCCATGAAGCCTTTGGTCGCCGCAATCTTTTGCCGCTGCTTTTCACTGGGGCTCGCTCGGCGATGATCCCGCTTATCTTGGCTGACAAGGTGATATGGCGGGTCGCACACAACCGAGTCCACGCTGTTATCGGGAAGCTCCTTCAACCGCTCGCGACAGTCGCCGATGAGGATCTGGCAGGTCATGCCCGCAAGCCGCGCTCAAGCTGTTTGCGGAGCTTCGCCATTTCGTCGGCCGAGACATATTCGGGATTGCTCTCAAGCCGTGGCGCGTGGCGGTTCTCGTAAGCCGCTCGCTCCATCGCCAATGTGCGTTTGCGCTGCTCCCAAAGCGCCCCAACCGCCTCCATGATCGTCGGCACGATCTCAGACGCGAAGCGACACTTCTGCCGCGCCACCTTGCAGCCCACGGCCAGCAGGTCGCCGGGGATGCCCGTGAGGGTTGCTCGGGCGACTTGCACCCAGGCGTTGCGGTCCTCTGCCGTCATTCCCGGAGATGCGACGAGGGTTAGGCAGGCCATCAGCTCGGCGGTGCCGGCGCTCGCAGAAACCGCCCGAAGCCGCGACTGGGCGTCAGAAAGGCTCGTCGGGATCTGCGTTAAGCATGGCAAAGGCTGCGGCTGATTTTCCGATGCCAGCCCTTCTCGAATATCGCTCATCATCCACCCTCAACAGCCAGTTCCAAAGCGCCTTGTCCCAATCCAGCTTTCGACCCTTCCCGTTCTGGTCCGGGGCGTTCGCGGCCCATCGCTTGAGGCACGCGATCTGGTCCTCCAGCGCGCCGGGCGGCCACTGGTCGAGCTTGGCTTGCAGTTGTGGTGGGTAGGGTTTGGTCGGCCGCCAACCCTCAGGAAGCCGGTGAAAGCCCCTCGCGCGTGATGCACACGGGATGGGGTTAATTTCTTTAGGGGGTGTGGGGGACTTTTCTTTATCAGGGGAAACCCGCAGCGGGACAACGTTGTGACATGTCCCGGATTGTCCCGTGACATCGGCGGCTTTCTGCCGTTCCCGCTGCGCCCGTTTGCGGTCGCGATCAGCCGATCGCCGAGCGTCCACGATCTCCTGCAAAGCCTCTATTTCCTCGACGGCAAGCGCTATCGCTTCCGGAGGAGCGCCGGCCTCGGTCATGCGTCGGATCAGCGTGGCAATGCTCACGCCTCCAGCCTCTCCCGGAGGTATTCGACCTCCGCTCGGTATTCCCAATCATCCGCCATGCGCTGTTCGACGGCTTTCATCGCGTAGATGACGGTCGTGTGATCCCGATCGCCGAACTTGCGGCCGATGTCCGGGTAGGAGATCGGCTTGATCCCGTGGCGGATCAGTTTGCGCGAAAGATACATCGCGGTCTGACGCGGGTGCGACACCGACCAGTGGCGCGTCGGAAGGGTCATGTGACTAACCGAGATGTCGTAGTATCTGGCGACCACCTCCTGGATCCGCTGCACACTCAGCTTGGGTCGCACGGACACCACAGCAGGTGGTGGGGCGATGCCGAGCGTGACGTTCGCCAGCGCAAGGTCGTGGTAGGTCATGCCGCTCTCCCGTGAACACTGAGAATGGCGTCCCTGAGCGCTGCCGAGCCGAGCCTCGCATCAGCGACGAAGCGCTGGTATTCAGTGTCGCCGGTAGTTTCGCTGACCCGCTGGTTGTGGCGGTGGACGGCGCACTCGACAGCGCGCGGGTTGCGGCCGAGATGACGACCGATATACTTCCACGGATAGCCGTCCGCTCGGAGCTTAAGAGCAGTGCCGAGCTCGTCGTCCGACCAGAACCTGTCTGAGTAGCTCATTCTTCATCCTCATACGCATTGCGGGCTGTCAGCGAGGTGCGGGTAAGCTCGGCTTCCCACGCCAGGCGGATGTCGTCCGCGTCACAATCGAAATGCTCGGCCCATCTGGTGACGTTGATGTCGCTGAGCCGGTTGTCATGTGCGATCGCGCCACGAACCGCGTTCATCATGCACCGAAGCTTGGCGTCCTTGTTCCAGGCCTGTGTGGGAGGGATGCCGCGATCGTGGGTCATGCGGCCTCGCTCGCAAGAATGGCGCGGCCGATAAGCTCGGGGATTGCGGGATGGACTGCGTTGCCTAGCGCTCCAGTGCGGTCCACCCGATCGGGAATCCCATCACGGCCTCCGCAAAGTCCGGATGCAGATAGATCGGATCGCGCAGCCCATTCCGCAGCCCTTCGGACATTTTCGCCCCACGGAACTCCGGCGAGCCGCGATAGCGGGCTCTGCCAGCCCCCTTCGGCTCGTTCTTCCCGAGGGTAGGCAACAATCCACACCCGATCACGGATGTGAGGGGCACCAACGGCGCAAGCTGGTATGCAGTCCCATTCCGCGTCATACCCGCTCTCGGCCAGGTCTCCGAGAACGTCGCCCAGCCCTCGACAAAGCAGCGCTGAGACGTTTTCCACGATGACGAGGCGAGGTCGTAGTTCGCGAATGAGTCGCGCATATTCACGCCACAGTCCGCTACGTTCTCCAGCGAGCCCCGCGCCCGCCCCGGCAACACTGATGTCCTGACAGGGAAAACCGCCGACGATGGCATTGGGAACAATTCCGTCTGCTGCCAGTCGTTCGGCTGTGAGTTCTCGAACGTCTCCATAAACGGGAACCTCGGGCCAATGCTTGTTGAGGACGCGAACGGCGAACGGCTCAATCTCGCAGAACGCCACAGTCTCGAACCCGCCCGTGCGCTCTAGGCCGAGGTCGAACCCGCCAATGCCTGCGAACAGCGAAAGCACCTTGAACTTGCTCACAGCGTCACCGCGTTGCGTGGTGCGCCCTGACGCACACAGTCACACATGATCGGCATGAGGTAGCGAACCACCCCGGCGCGGGTGGCCTGCCATTCCCAGCGATAGTGCGAGAAGGGATGGGACTTCATTGCGCCATGTCCGCGAACAGCGGCAGGCGCGTGAGAACGTAAGTCTCCCCGCGATCTTGCTTGAGAACTACCGCGTCATGGTCGCCAAGGGCCTCGACGATCCACTTCGCCAGTTCCTTGCGTGACTTGCACTCTAGCTTGAGCTTTTGCCCCCAGCCGGTCGTCAGGCAAATGTCGCCCTTCTCGGGGCCGGCCCCGGAGAGTGCAACGCGATGACATTCCAGGCCCCGCTCCTGGAAATAGCGGCGAACGCTCGTCTCCAGCCGGTAGCCTTTCTGATAAGGCGATCTTCCCCCCGCCACCGTCAGAGCTCCGCGCCCTGCTGCTTTTCCCGCAGCTCCTTCTGGTGCTTGGCAAGCGCTTGTTTCATGCGCTCGATCCAGTCGGCTGCCCGTTCTTCGGACTTGGGATTCATAGACCCCTCGCCTCGGCGGGAATCTTGATGCGGTTCATCAGTGTGATGAACTCGGTCTCGCAGCGCTCAAGGGGATCGGGTTTGATCTTGCGGAAGCGTTGGGCCGAAAAGCCAATGCACTCCGGGTTCGTCGGCCGAACACCGACCAACCGCAATCCCTGCTCGTAGATGCCAAGGTGGCCGTACCCGGCAACCACGGCCTCAACTGTATAAACGCCACCCTCGCGGAGGTCGGGAGACATCTCGTCCTCCTCGCAGAGGTCGCGGAGGTTCACGCACAACGCCAGATCGCCGGGAGCCCAATCGTCGCTCATGCCACCCTCGGCGTCAGGCGCGAGAGTAACCCATCAATCGCGTCCCGAGCGTTCTCGAGCGTGGATCGGTTCGCGCGGATTTCGGCGTCAGACAGCTCGCCGTCCTCAAGAGCCAGCGACAGTGCGAGCGCGGCGTGAAGCACGCGGCTCTGCGTCTGGTGCGCGGTGACGGTATCGGAAGCATCGCCGACCATCTTGTCGGCGCAGCCGGTAAAGCGCCCGTTCCACGCAGCCTTGGCGCGGTAGTATGAGACGACGCCCATCTCGGCGGTGCCGTCTGCATACTTGGCAGCTTGGTCTTCGGACTTGCCGATGACCGCGCCGATGTCGGACCAGGTAAGGCGGTCCTCCTGCCGAATACGCGAGAGGGAATCGCCTAAAGCTTCCCGAACAGCCGAAGCGGAAACGACCGAGTTGATGCCGTGGATTGTCGGCGTGGTCATGCTGCATCTTCCCGAGGATAGATGTCTGGACGCAGCTCATGACGGCTAATACCGGTCGCCTCTTCCGCCCTGAGAACATGCTCAGCAGGGAGCGGCTTGGCATTGCGGACCCAGTACGAAACGAGCTGCTGCGAGGTGCCTATGGCTTCAGCGAACCTCGACTGATTGTTGTCGAAGTGCGCGAGCGCGCGGTTCAGGGCTGAGGTGCTCATGAACCAAGTTGCTACAACAGTTTTGTGCCGTGAACAACAATTTTGTGCGCGCGAGGGCTACCAATTTTTTGTTAGGCCCAACGGCATGGACGTGGCCGACGCTGCCAAGCTGCTGAAGAGACGCCGGGCCGAGCGCGGTTGGTCCGCAGAGGAAATGGCCGCTCGCGCTCGCGCATTTGCGAATGAAGAAGGTTCAGAGATCAAGCTTTCGCAGCAGCTCATCTCTAAGTTCGAAAGCGGCGGTGCCAAACGAATGCCGCAGTGGATACGGTACGCGTGGCGAGCGCTCGATGCTGCTGCGGAAGAGACTGCTGAAGACCCGCACCTTCACCTCGGCAAGACAGATACCTCGGTAATGATCCGCCTCTTGCCTAACTTCGTCGGCTTGGGCGTAGGCGGCACAGGAGAAGGAGACGAGGGTCGCATCGCATTCTCGCGCGATCTCGTCGAAAACGAGTTGCGAGTTCCGGTTGATAGCCTCCTAGCGATGGTGGCCGAAGGCAACTCTATGGAGCCTGACTTTCGCGGCGGCGATCAGATACTCGTGGATACGCGCCGGAAGAGCCTCGCGCAGCCTGGGGCCTTCTGCCTGTGGGATGGCGACGGCCATGTCGTGAAATTCCTCGAGCGCATTCCCGGCACTGATCCGGTGCGCGTCCGGGTGATCAGCGCCAACTCCATCTACGAGCCAACCGAGCGGCTGCTAGATGAGATCAATTTGGTCGGCAGGGTGATCTGGTTCGGTCGCCGCGTGCAGTGAGGGACTTAGCGGCCCGCATCGGTTTCGAGATCGCGGGATGGGCCTTGTTCATCGGAATGATCATTGTTGCGGCACTGGCCTACGTCCACATCGAAAAACGCTACAATCAGTGGGCAGCGATGGCGGGAAGCCTAGCTGTGTTCGTAGCTCTCGTCATTGTGTTTGGCCCTGCTTTGAGCAGCCTGAATGAGGCGAGCTGCGAACTGGCAGACGACTATGCGAAATGCATTTCTGACGAATGATACAAAAAAGTTGTTGACGCTCTCACAATAGTTTTGTAGCAGAAGTCCAACGGCACTCACGCCGCTGGACGACTGCAATGGCATCACATCACCAGTTTTCCCGTTCGCACCTCAAGATAGTCTCCCCGACCGCCGCCTCAAATGACTCCAGCAGCGGTAGCTCCCAGTATGGTGCCGAAGAGGCGCGGCACCATACGCCCTCACCTTGGGATGAGCTGATCGACCCACCGCTCGATTACGAGCGAACCCCCGAAGACTGGCACGCCCTCGTCAGGCGCTATCGGCAGAAGCCGGAAGTGCGGCGGCGCGATCGCATTGCCACTGCTGTGTTCTGGTTCTGCATCATCGTGGCGACGTTCGCGGTGTGGTTCTTCGCGTGGCAGCTTGCTGGGAGGCCGGGCCTATGAGCGCGCAGTTCACTCCGGAACCGAACAGCAAGGGCATTCTGCCTTGCACTTGTGGCTCTTACCCGTCCCCCAAGGGGGATTACGCGAGGCCCGATGATGGCTGGCGCTCAATGTGGTGTGACGGGTGCCTCAAGCACGTCACAGGATGGGAAGAGTCCGAGCAAAGAGCGATTGAGCTTTGGAACGAGCAGCGTGAGCTAGACACCGGCACCACCGCTTGGATGTCGTCGGAACAGTCTAACGCCGCCCTTGCCAAAGCCCGAGGTGAAGCATGAACGCGCCCACCCGCATCGTCCGCCCATGCCCCAAAGACGAGGCAAAGCGCATCCGTAGCGAGCTGCGGCTCGAACCCCCGCCATCTACCGACGAGGCGATCTGGCTCGCCATTGGTGCGGCAATGGCCTTCTGGGCAGGAGTGATCCTGTGGTGGGTGCAGTGACCGCCGTCCGCGTCGAGCCGCCCGAATGGGAGGTCGCGCACGGCATGACCTACACCATGACCAGGGACGACATGTTCGTCGAGTTCTTCATCGACGTGGGCGGCGTCACCTACGCGATCGGCGAAAGCAAGCTCGGCTTTCCGGTTCGTGTGGCGCTCGATGTTCCGCTGTGCAGCGGTTGCGACCAGCCTGTCATCGACGGGCTCTGCGAGGATTGCCGCACGATCCACGTCGATCTTGTCGATGTCGAGCATCTTGGACCGGGAGCAATAGCAGCATGAGAGCCGACGCGAACGCGCTGACAATGGATCAACTCGCGTGGACCAACAAGCGCACCCTCGCTCACGTCCTGTTGGACATCGAGCACGCCGACAAGGCTTGGCGGGAGAGTTGGGACACGCCGCGCGAGGCCGAGATGAAGGACGAACTCGACGCCCTCGAATGCGAAAAGCACGAGATGCTCGAAGAGATGCGCCCGGACATCGAGCGGATCGCCGGCATCACTCTGGAACAGCTTAGAGATCTGTGAGGCAGATATGAACGCGCCCAAGAAAGTCACCGTCGAGCAAGTCATCGAAGAGGCTGACCGCGCCCGCGAGCGCAACATCGCGCAGCGGTTGAACGCGGTCATGGCCGAGGTCGAATACGTCCAGAAGGAGCGCCCCAAGCAGGGGATGCAATACAGCTACGTCAGCCATGACGCGGTGACCAAGCTGGTGCGTCCGATCCTACAGGCGCACGGCGTGGTTTACTATCCCCGCGACCTTCATGTGACGCAGAACGGCAACCGCACCGAGGCGGTGTTTATCGTCCGCTTCGAGAACATCGACGACCGCTCCGATTACATCGACGTGGCGACGTTCGGCTACGGCGTGGACAGCCAGGACAAAGGACCGGGCAAGGCCATGTCCTACGGCGTCAAGTATGCGCTGTTGAAGGCTCTTGGGCTGGAGACTGGCGACGATCCCGAGCAGGACCAGGGGCCGGAGGCGGATCACAAATCCAGCACCATCACCGAGGCCCAGTGCAAGGCGCTGTTCGAGCTCATCAACAAGGCCGGCGTCACCAACGAGCGCTTCTGCAAGCGGTTTCAGATCGACTTCGTTGGCGACCTTCCGGCCGACAAGTTTGGAGAGGCCAAAACGGCGCTCGAAGCGAAGATCAAGGAGCCGGCGTGATGCATCACATCGAACAAGGCACGGACGAGTGGAAGCGCCTGCGTCTCGGTAAGGTCACGGCGTCACGCATCTGTGATGTGATGGCAAAAACCAAGACGGGGTGGGGAGCCTCGCGGGCAGCCTATGCGGCGCAACTGGTATGCGAGCGCCTGACGGGCTGCATCCAGGACGGATACACCAATGCGGCAATGCAATGGGGCACGGCGACGGAGCCGGAGGCGCGGCGCGCATACGAGTTCTTCGTTGACCGCGACGTGATCCAGGTCGGTTTTGTGGATCACCCAACGATCAAGTGGGCGGGCTGTAGCCCGGACGGATTGATCGGCGAGGATGGGCTGGTCGAGCTAAAATGTCCGACGCCGGCTACGCACATCGAGACGCTGCTCAACGGCAACTTCGCCGACAAATATGTGAAGCAGGCGCTGTGGCAAATGGCCTGCACCGGGCGGCGCCACTGCGATCTCGCATCTTACGACCCGCGAATGCCCGAACGCATGAGATTGTTCGTCAAGCGCATCGAGCGCGACGATGAAGCAATAGCCGAGATCGAGGAAGCCGTGACGCAGTTCCTCAAAGAGATCGACGAGACGGTGGGAAACCTGCTCGCCAAATACGAACCGCAACTGGAGGCCGCGTGATGGCTTACGACAACA